GCTTGCCGATCTGCAGCGTCTGCCGCACTTTCGGTCCGCTATAGGTTTGCCAAAGGCCCTTCCTCTTCAGCACCGCAAGCAGGGCGTTGTTGTTGCTGACGAGGTCTTGATATTTGGATGACCGGTCTTCGACGGCCATCGACAGGATCTGCTGATACGCAGCAGCCGTTGTGACGTTGGGCATGATGCCTCCACAAAGGGTTCAGATGTCCGGTTCGCTCTCGCGATACCGTGCGCGCTACAGCGCGCCGTTCAGGCGCCGGGCTGCGTTCTGCAGCGCCGCGCGGTTTGTCGGACTTGCCTCTCTCGGTCTGCGCGATGCTGCGTCTGAGGCAGTCACATCGGGCGCGCCGTAGATCGATCTGTCCGTGGGTCGGGTCTGAGCCGGTGTGGTGCGGGTCTGAGCCGCGTGTGTGGCCGGTCGAAGCAGCGCGGCCCTTGCGTAGGCGGTATCGAGATCAAAGCCCCATTTGAGCTCTTGCTCGATGATGTCACCTAGCTCGTCAAACCTCGGATGGCTGGCAGCGAACTGGTCAACGGCCGAGCGTGTGTAGGTGAACTTCGCCTGAGTATGCATCTGGTTCAGGGTCTTCTCAAGACCCTCGATCTTCTGGTGCAGCGCGCCGATCTGCTGGCCGGCGGCCTGCTGCACGTTGCGGCTCTGCAGCTGCTGCAGCTGTTCGGGCGATTGGCTCAGGATGTAATAGGCGATGTCGCGCAGGTTCACCTGCGAGCCATCTGAGCGGAACATCTGCAAATTGTTGACGATGACGTCGAGCCCGCCGACGACGTCCTGGCGCAGCTTGTTCTCCATCGAGATGTAGTTGCCGAGCGCGCGGTCGAGCGTGGTGCCGTGGCGCTGCGCCATCTCATGGTATGGCTTCAGCGGTTTGAAGGCCTCGTAGTCGGCCTTGTAATACTGATAGGCCTTGGCGAATTCGCCCTGCAGGCGGTGGATGTCGCCGCGCACGCTTTCCGGGGTGTCGGCCCAATCGCGCCTGGCGCGTTCCGAGATCCGCACCGGCGGCTCGGCGTAGGGCGCATGCGGCGGCAGTTTTTTGTAGGGCTGCTGCTGCGCGGCAGCCTGGGCCTGGGCCGCTTGCTGGCCGTCGGCGGCCGGCGCGCTGGTTCGCTCATCGGGTGTGCGTGGCGCAAAGCGTCCGCGGTCGCGTGGTTGCTCGCTTGCATGATGCTGCGCCGGCTGCTCGTTCGGCCGCTTGCGCAGATCGATCTTTTCCTTCGGCGTCTCTTCCGGCGGCTGGTTGTGGCCAGGCTTGGCTTCCGCCGGCTTTGGCGCCGCGCGCTGCGTCGGCTGCGGCCGCTCGGTCTTCGCCGGCGGGTTGTTGGCGCGCTCATAGGCGCGCTGGATCGCTTCTCGCGCGCTGTCCGAGCGCGGCTCCTGGCCCGATGGCGCCTGCGAGCCGATCGGGTTCGGGGTCGAGGTCGGGTTCTCGTTGATCGGGACTTGCTGCTGCGCGGGGGCGGGCGCCGGTGAGGGCGCAGCCGAAGGCGCCGCGCCCGGCTGGGCGACGGTGACGTCAGACATGGATGCTCCTGGTGGTTACGGCCGGTGACCGGCCTTGAACTTGGCGGCGGCTTGCTTCAGCGCATCGCGGCGGGCTTGCTTCTCGCCAGGCGCATCGCTGGCGCGCATGGTTTTTGGTTTCAGTTTTTCGGTGCCGACTTCGGTGAGGCCGAGCGCGCGTCCCACGGCGCGGAAGGCGCGCTTGCTGGTATAGAATTTGCCGTCGACCTGTTCCGTCGGCGGCATGATGTCGGAGATGACGTAAGGCAGCGGCAGATCAGACCTCGGTGCAGAGAGCCGCGCTTTCCGCACCCGCCATCTGCCAGGCTCGACTTCCTCGAGCTCGACGCTCACGGCGGCGGGCTCACATAGGTCACCGCAAGGCCAGGTGCGGGTGCGGTCACCTTGGTGACGGCGAGGCCATACTTCACGCCCGACACCGCGACCGCTTCCGACACCGGCATCCCCAATGTCGGCTTGGAAGCGGTCACGTCGACCACCGGCAAGCCGCCGGATGCGAGGGTCACCACAGCCATTGCCATGTCACTTCTTTCTCGATCGCAGGGCCGGCGCGGTGAACTCAAAATCCGCCGGCGGCGACACTTCCGGACCGTTCTTGATCATCACCTGCACAATGACCGGATCGGTCCACAGCGATGGCTTGACGCCGGTCGACAGCCGGCCGTCGGTTTCCAGCGTCGTCGGCTCGTCATGGCCGGCGAAGTTGATCACGCTATCGGCGAAGAAATTTTCGCCGCTGACGTAGAGCACAAAATCGGCATCGCCGATCGCGCAGTCGGCCGGCGTCAGCGCGCTGATGGTCGGCTTCGGCACGTCGACATCGGCCGGCAATGGCAGCGACACCGTCTGCGGCTCGTTGATCGAGGCCGAATACGGGAACGGCTGCTCGGCCTTCGGTGCCGGCGCAGCGGCTGGCTTCGGCGCATCATGGGCATGGGCGTGCCCATGATCGTGGTCGTGTGTGTCGTCGTGGGTTTTCGTTGTCATGTGAAGGTCCAGTTTTGGGGGCCGCTTTGGACTACGCCACCGGTGATGACGTAGACGGGAAGGCTTCCGGCGGTGGCCTTCTTTGGTGCGACCGCTGTCAGCGAGGTCGAGCTGACAAAGGTCGTCGGATAGTTGATGCCGTTGATGTTCAGCACGCTCTGTTTGGTGAAGTTGGTGCCGGTCGCCGTGCAGGTGGCGGTGCCGCCGCCGCTCGCACCGCCCGCCGCCACGCTGGTCAGCGCCGGGTTGGTTGCCGGCGACAGCGACGAGGCGTGGTTCTGGTTCGGGTTCAGGTTCCTGCCGCCGACGGCATCGGCCGGCAAGGCCGGGCCGACGCCGAGCGTGGTCAGCGGGATCGGCGCGTAGATCTGCGCCGAGTAGCTTTGCGTGTTCAGCGTCTCGGTGCCGGCCGCTTCCGCCGAGGCACTCGCCGAGGCCGGCACCGCGCCCAGGAAATTGCCAGGTGCCGCGCCGGTGCCGGGATAGGTGTTCTCGGTACCGCCCGAGGTCGCACCGGTGCCGGATGCGAGCGCTGCGGTGGCGGCCGCAAAGGTCTGGCCATTGCCGACGCCGCCGGCGGCATCATCAAAGAACGGCGGCGGGTTGGTGTTGAGCGGCACGCCGCGCTGCGAGCCCGACACATCCTGGCCGACGCCGCACCAGTTGAGGTAGGTGTTCTTGGTGTAATTGGGGACGTTGGGCGGCGTGGCGCCGGTGCAGCTCATGTTGGTCGGGGGCGTCGGGTTGGGCGTGGTAACGGTCAGCGCGCTCTGGGCCATCTTGTTTTCTCCGGGGTTAAAGGGTAGGTTCCATCCTCAAGCAAAAGGGGTCTTCCATCATGGTCAGGCACGTCGCGCCAAACGGCGCCGTCTATCACGAGCCGCCGTATACCGAGGCCGAAGAGCGCGACTTTTATGAGCGCACCGGCAACGGCATCGTCGGCGTCATGCGCAAAAGCGCAGAGGATCTCGCGCTGATCGCGATCACGCGACGGCTTGCCGATGACTTTCGCCTGGCCGCCGAGGACAGCGCCGAGCAGGCGATGATCCGGCGGCAGCTGGAAGGCATCCGCAACGGCAGCGAGCTCGGCAGCATCCTCGTTGACGAAGTCGATTGCACCGGCTCGGTGTGCGACTGATCATTTGTAGTTGCCCTGATCGGCGATAGCGCCCAGCACCGGCGCTGCCGCCACCGTCCCCAGCCCGTACATTGGGATTTGCTTCAGGATCACGCCGCGGCGGAATATCTCGTCGCGCGGCATGCCGGTCAGGCGGTGCGTCGTCTCGATCGAGCGGTTGATGTGGTTGATCATCGGCCCCTCGTATTCAAAGGTCTTGCCCTTCGCCTCTTCCTTGCCCTTCTTGATGCCGGCCCAGCCGACGTCCTGGAAGCCGCGCGCATCGACGCCGGCCTTGGCGGCTTCCTCGCGCAGGGTTTTGGTCGCCGGGCCGTACCATTGCGGGATCGCGACCTTCGGATCGTAAGCACTCATCATCTGCTCATCGATGGTGCCGGCGTTCTTGTTGCCGAGATAGGCCGACGAAAAATCATAGCGCTTCGGGTTCTGTCCCGGGTTGAACCCCACCTGGCCGGCGTCGATGTACTTCTGCGCCTGGGCGATGTTGCCTGGCGCATACTGCCCGCCGATCGGGAACGGCAGCTCAAAGCTGCGCTCGGGCAGCCGCTCGCCGCGCTTGGCCATGTAGTTGGCGTAGTGCGACATCAGGTAATTGTCGTAGGGGTTGGCGCCGCCGGTGGTCGCCGCCATCATGTCGGCGAACTCGCGCTTGAACGCCTCGCGGCCGGCCTTCTCGCCGAGCTCATCGATGTAGCCCTTCTCGAGCTGGCCCATCAGGTACCAGCGGTCGCTGTCGGGGATGGTCTTGCCCTGCTCAAAGCCGGCCTGCAACCGCGCCCGGATCTCGTCGGTGCCATACTTGGCTTCCCACTCCGCTTGCGTCTTTGCGGTTTTCGGCGCAGCCTCGACCGCGGTGTCGGCGAACGGTCCGTAATGCGTGGGGTCGACGTCGAAGCGCTTGGCCGGGTCGAAATACGGATCATAGCCGTGCAGGTCCAGGTCGCGCTGGATGATGTTGCGGTCCTTCTGAAACTGCTCGACCTCGGGCAGCTTCTTCTTCGACAGGAAGAAGCCGGGCTCGGCGCCTTTTGCCAGCGCTTCATCCATGGTGGCGTAGGGCACCTCGGCCAGCGGCTTGTTGGAGAAGCCGCTCGGCTCCTTGGGGTCTGGCGTCTTGGCCATCAACGCCGGCGGGCCCACCTCCGGATAGGCTTCCGCATATTGCGGATATTTGCCGCGCAGCGCTTCCGCCTTGGCGCGCAGCTTCGGGTCGGCGAATGCTGCGTCGGCCGGCGCCTTCGGGATCTCCGTGACCTTCGGCACCACTTTCTTGGTGGCCAGGCCGCCGCCCGAAAACGCCATGCCGAGATCGGTGGCGCGATCGATGTCCGCTTGCGTAAACCGCACCATCGGGTTGGTCGCGCTCTGGTAGATCACCGGACTGTTCGGGTCGTCCTGCCAGTTTTTCGGCGTCGTCAGCGCGCGGCTCAGATCGTCCGCGGCGCGGTTCACCGCCGGCACGCCCGGCGAGAATTGGCCGCCTGACGGGATCAGCGGTCGACCGACATCGGGCAGCCACGGCTGATCGACCGGCTGATACGCATCTTGTGCGGCGGTGGCGCCGAGCAGCCACTGCGGCGGCGGCAGCGCCGGTTCGACGGCGCGCGACGGCCCTGGTTGGATCGCGCGGTTGGTCGCGGTGTCGCGCTCGAGCTGCTCGCGATAGGCTTGCGGGTCGAAATCAGCGTTGCTCACACGATCCCTCCCTGGCCGGCCTGCAGCGCCTTCTGCTGTGCGGTCTGCTGCGCGATCTGCTGGCGTTGCGCCATGTCATTGCGCTTGAGGTTGTGCTGCTGGATGGCGAGGTCGCCCTTCTGTCGTTGCAGCTCCATCTCCTGCTGCTTGCCGAGCATCTCGGCCTGGTGCGCCTCGCGGCTTTCCTGCGCCTTCTGGCCCTGCACCAGCACCTTGGCCTGATCATCCTTTTGCTTGGCGGCGAGCTCCATCGACTTCAGGGTGCGCTGGTTCTCGAGCTCGGCCTGCTTGTGCTTGTCCTTCTGCTGCAGCTCGGCGGCGGCGATCTGCGCATCGGCGTCGATCTTCTTCTGCGCGGTCTGGTCCTTCATCTGCTCCACCTGCAGCATGATCTTGCCTTGCGCTGTGGCCGGATCATCGCCGCGCGGCTGCTCGCCCTTGGCCTTCATCTGCTCGATCAGGCCGTCGATCGCGCCATCGAGGCTGCGGCCGGCGCGGAACGGGGCGGTGGCGAACTTCAGGAGCTCGCCGCAGAATTCCGCGGTGCGCGGCTCGGCGGTGATCATCTGCGCGAGCTGCGGCAACAGCTGCGCCAGCACGCCGACGAACTCGCCGCGGCGCTGCTTCTCGGCATTCTCGTCGGCCATGATCGTGCTGTCGGTTTCGATGTCGAGCACAAAGCTTTTGGCGCGGTTGTCGCCGAGAAATTTCAGCACCTGTTCGATGGTCGGCTTCTCGCGGATCTTCTGCAGCTCCTGCATGCCGGCGGTCATGGTCTGCTGCATCTGCACCTGCAGCTGCTGCATGGCATCGGGTTGCTGCTGCAGCTGCGGGTTCTGCAGCTGCTGCTGCATCTGCGCCAGCTGCGCCTTCAGCTGCTCCTGCTGCTGGCCGAAGGCAATGGCCTGCATCTCGCGCGTCGGCAGCTGCGTCTGCGACATCGCGATGATGGTTTCAGGCTTGAATTTTTCGGTGATGATCTCGAGCGCAATCTCCACCAGGTCGCGGGCGATGCGGACCATCTCCTGCTGCTTGTCGCGGATGCGGGTCGAGCCGTACTGCGTCTTCAGCTGCTGGGCGCCGAGCGTCTCGTTCGGATCGGTGGCGCCGCGCATGATGTCGGAGAGCCCCATGATCTGGTAGATGTCCTGAATGATCTCCTTGCGCAGCGCGACCAGGCCCTGGATGGTTTGCGCGATCACGTCGATCGGCATCCAGACGATGATTTCCTTGGTGCCGCCGAAACTCGCCCAGTTGGCGATCGGCACCAGCACGCGCCCAGGCGTGGAGATCGACACCGCCGCCTGGATCGCGTCGGCGAGCTCGGCGCCGCCGGCGGGGTAGAAGCCGCGGACCTCGAGGTTTTCGGAGAGCGCGTGGATCTTGGCGGTGAGCTGGTTGATCTCATCCAGCTGATCACGGTACTGCATAACGTCTGGGACGGGGACGAGAGAGCCGCGCTGGGTCGTCCCATACGCCGGCTTCGGGCACGGGAAAAACTCTCGCAGGTCGAGGTGCGGGTCGTCTTCATCGAGGATGTTCTCGCAGCCTTGCGCCACCCAGACCACGCGGCGATCGCCCTTGCTCCAGATCTCCCAGAATTTGGCGCGCTCGCGCTTGTCGGCGCCGCCGACGGCCTTGCTGTCCTTGTCGACGCGGTAGTCGGCGTTCTGGTACTCATCCCCGGAAAACTTCCTGAACCGCTTGCGGGCCTGCGCGCGCGTCAAATAGCTCGCGGCCGCCACCCAGGTGACCTCGCGCCAGTTGCGGCTGATCGAGTGCAGGAAATCCTTCCGGTGCTTGAAATCGATGCAGACCTTCTCATGGCCGTAGGCGTTGTCGTCGCCGCTGTCGTAGCGGCACCAGGCGACACCGCGTGAGATCATCGACAGATCATCGCGCACCAGCAGCATCAGCTCGTTGATGCCGGCAAGATCGAACGCGACATGGGCGCAGCGCTCGGCGACCTCTGAGGCCGCTTGGTACACCGGCCTTCTGTCGTTAAATTTTGGCGTCACCGCCGGCACCGGCGGCTTGGCATAGATGCTCGGTGCCAAAACTTCCTGGTTGGCCCAGAACATCTGGAATTGCCGATCGCGCACCACCTTGCCGCTGTCGGCGGTGGAGAGCCGTTCCAGGTTGGCGTAGAGCTTGTCGAGGTTGTCGCAGTGCCTGTTCCAGGCCTCAAAGGCGTCTTCGCTTTCGTTCAGCAGGTTGAGCCAGGCCTTGGCGCTCTTCGGCTCCAGCGCCGGGTTGAACTCGAGATCATCATGCCGCTCGTCTTCTTCGGTCGGGGCGTCACTGGCGCCGAACTCAAGCGGTTCGTCAGTCATTGTTCACCTCTTGCGGGATTGGCGCGCGCAGCCAGGCCTCGCGATCGCGGGCCCATTGCGTGTACTCAGCGTCGAGTTTTTGGCGCTCGCTGGCTTCCCAGTGATCTTTACGCTTGCGCGCCTTGTTCGCCCGCGCCTCGCGTTGGCGCGAGACGTCCTGGCGCCGCTTCCAGGTGGCGTGCATCGCGTCGAGCTCGGCCGCCGGCGGCCGCGGCAGCTCGTTCCACCAGGCGATCGCCTCTTCCTCGGTGGTGGCTTCGGGGCCGTTGGTGTTGGCGCCGCATCGTTCGCACTCGATGCGGAAGCGCTGGTAGAACCAGGGACGCTTGCCGCCGCAGAACGGGCAGCGCGTGATCGTCTTGCGCAGCTCCGCATTATCCGGCTGATCCCACAGTTCGGTCACAGGATGATCCCTCGGTGAACGTGCTCGGATGGTGGCGGGATGCGCCAGAAACCATCGCCAAGCGGATTTTTGCGTTGCTGTTCGACGGCGCGGCGGCGGGCGTGTTCTTCCAGTGGCGCCACCGCCATTGCGAGATAGCGGAAGGCGTCGGCGTAGTGCGACGTCCAGTCATGCACGGCGAGCGCGCGGAACGTCTTTTTTTCATCGTCCCATTCCCGCCTATATTGTTCCAAGGCGTTGATGCCCTCTTCGCAAACCGGATTGAACACGCACAATGGCAGCACGCGGCGCACGGCGTTGATGCCGTCGGCGATGCTCGAGGCCGGCACCAGCATCGGCTTCAAGCCCATCGATGCCATCGTCTCGACGCGGGTGCGGCCGGTGCCGAACTCGCGGACCTTGGCATCGTGCGGGACGTAGTCGGTGCCGTTCTTCCAGTTGTTCTGCTTCAGCTTCGCTTCGATGATGCCGGCGTAGTGCTCGACGCCGGCGCCAGACTGCGAGTAGCAATCCAGGATCCGGATCTGCGGCCCATCCTGGAAAAACCAGATCGTGGTGTCGTCGCGCACGCCAAGATCCCAGGCGCGGTTGACCGGCACGCCTTCAAGGGCGGTGCAGTCCGGCGTGATGCGCTCTTCCCGGCGCACCTGCGCCATCTCGCTGGCAAAGAAGCTGCCGAGGATGGCGGCATTCCAGCTGCACTCATATTCCTGTTCGTAGGTGGCGCGGCCGGCGTCTTCGCCGTACAGCGCCATCATTTCCTCGCGCGCTTCGGCGAGTTGTTCTTCGGTCAAGGCGCCGGTGTCGCGTGCGGTGAGGAGCTCGCAGTACCACTCGCGCGACCGCATCGCGTAGTCGAACATCGACTTGCAGTGGTTGTGTCCGCGCGGTGTTGAGATGAACACCGCCCAGCCCTTGTTCTCCTCCAAAATCGGGCGGTGATAGGCCCAGGCCGATGGGTTCGCCAGCGCCCATTCGGAGTACACGATACCGGCGACCCCCGAGCCGAGCGTGGCGTCGTATCGGTCCGAGCCCATCACCTGCCAGGTCGACCCGCCGAGTGCCTGCTTGAACCTGATGAACATCTCCGTGTCATTGGTGCTCTCGCGCATCTCGAGCGGGAACGCTTCGTCAATGCGCCGGCGTCCGGTGTGGGCGTTGATGGCGCTCCACAGCGCCTTGCGGCCCTGGTTGTATTCAGGGAGGGCATGCCAATAGTTGCCGGGCCGCTGCATCATCTTCACGGCGGTGTGGTGCAAGCACACCTCGTCCTTGCCGGCCCGCCGGTGCCACACCGCCATCGCCCGCTTGCCGCCGCTCTGCAGGTATTGCCACAAGCCCAGTTGATGCGGCCGCGGCAGCCAGCCATTATGCGGAAGCGATACGTCCAAAAGGGGAAACCTCCATGATCATGAAAACCGTCGTCCACACCGTGAACCTGAGCGGGTCAGATGAATTTTCGGTCTATGTATCCCGTGACGGCGAACTGTCGCTTGACGCCGTGTTCATCTCCGAGACGAAGGAGATCAACCGACGTAACGCCATCGACCATGCGCGTCAGCTCGCATTTGAGTTGCGCTGTAAGCACGCCATGAACCACGGCATCCGCCGTGAGCGTTGGCGAGAGTTCGCCTTCACACCTGGCCGGCCATCGCCGATCGATCGGCGCCATCGGCGGCCATCGCCTTGATCGCCTGCTTCTCGCGCGCGCTCAGTGTCGCGCCAAACGGATTCTGGTCGGGCGCATAGACGTCCGAGATCCCGAACGGCGAGATGTTGCCCATCACCTGCGAGCAGCGGTGGCTGCCCTGGTAGTAGCGGCAGATCCCGCAATGATCGATCGGATCGCCGCGGCCGTAGTTGGCTTCGCCTTGCGTCTGTTTCGGCATGCTGCGTCCTCACCTCCCCTGATGGAACCAGTACACAAACCGGCATTAAGCTACGCCCCAGGGGGATCCCGCCCCCCGTCAAGCAAAACCTCTGAGAGGTTTTCACACCCCTCAGAGGTTGGCGGTGACCTAAAGCAGCAGGATGATTTCCTCCCGCCGCTTTACCTTGCGATAATCCGAAGCTGCTTCGTCCTGCCGCAATCCCACAGGTTGCATCTTCAGATGCGTCAGCAGTGCTGAACCAAAGTAATGCGACAGATGGTGACGAAATCGCTCAACCAGAGCGGATCTCTTGACAGACGAAGGCGAAGCAGTCCGCGATGCCTCGCGCGCGCGGGACTGTCTGAATGTGCTTCGGCTCCCGCCCAGGCAACGCTCTTCAGGTACGGTGCGCTTCCAGCTCCTGGCTCTGGGCAATGTGATAGAAGCGGGTTCCAGTACCTGCGCGATCTCGATCCCGCATCACCCGCCCCGGGAGATCCCCACCCCTATAGCGATACCACCCCAGCCCAGGGGTGGCGGAACCCCAACGATATCAGTGGCTTAGCTCGATGACTGCAACACGATAACGTCCGTCATCCTGTTGCGCTCTGTGGGTCTGGTGCGCTCTCTCAGTCTGGCTTCGTCTCGGATTTCCCAACAGTTTCAATGATTTGACGGATGGTGACGCGGATATCGCCCTCGCCATCCGGTCCGGTGTGCGCCTGGGGCGCCTTCCCCCAGCCGCGGTCGAGCAGGATGCCGGCAGCCGCCACTCTGGCGCTCTCGCTCTGGCCCTCCTGGGCGACGGCGCCCAGCGTTCTGATCGACATCTCGGTGTACGACCTGGCGAGCGATTTGAGGTCGAGCGGCAAGGTCTTTTTGGGTGTGGGGTCAGGCATTTACTTCACCAGCCGTGGTTCCAATTTGCTGCGGTGCGGTCGTCACCTGGTGACGCTCCGGGATCGTGGTGCTCTCATGTGTCAGGGCTCGCTCTGCTTCATTGGCGTGCTCGCGGAGACTGGCTCGCTCAATCTATGTGGTGCTCTCTCGGTGCGTGGCTCGCTCTCAGACTTTGGTGCTCTCATTGCACGCGGCTCACAGCGGCTTCAGCAGCTCATCGACGTCGCGGCGCAGCGCGGTGATGAGGCGTTTGAGATCGCTCATCTCGTTCTGCATCCTGGTGAGTGCTTCGGTGAAGCCGGTTGCGAAATGGTGCAGCTCATCGCGCGCGGCTTTCACGGCGGCGTCGTCCATCAGTCTGTCCTGAGTTGGCGGTTCAGATCTTCATGCGCTTGCAGCTGTTGGATGGCGCGCTCCACTCCGTCGAGCTTGGCCTCGAGCCGCTGCAGGCGTTGTTCGATCGGATCGAGCTCATCCTGCGTTGCGTCGATCACCGCACTGATGTCGGCCTCGCGCTCGAGGCGTTCTTCCTTCACGGTGTCGGCGATCAGCGCGACGGTCTTCATGTTGCTCATGTGCGCTCGACCGACGTGGTGCTCTCAGCGTTGTTGGCTCGCTCTACCATTATGGTGTGCTCTACAGGCGTGGCTCGCTCCAGATCAATGATGCGATCGTGAATGTTGGCTCGCTCAAGCGTCTTGTTGCTGTCGGCCGCAAGGGCTCGCTCTTAGCTTGTGGTGCGCTCTTCTCCTACGGCTCGCTCACATTGTTTGGTGCTCTCCTCAACGGTGGCTCGCTCGTCAGGGCTGGCTCTCTCCGACCTGATGGCTCGCTCGGTTTCCTCGGTGCTCTCAAAGCGTGTGGCTCGCGACAGCCGGCTGAAGATCGCACGGCAGCTGGGGCAGCGCCAATAGGTCAGCGGTCCGGACCTATCGGAGCTGCCGCACATCAGGGGCTCGATCCTGGGCTCGGTCACGGTGCCGCAGCGGGGGCAGACCACCTCAGTAGTCATACGGGGGCCATCCTGTTGCACTATCCTGTTGCAGGCCTGTAAATACTATGCTTTATAGGGGTCAGGCCGATTTGGCCGCAGCAAAAGGGGAACTCACATGATCAGCCGCAACATCCGCAACGCCAGCACCAAGCACCTCTACGACGTCCAGGTTCTGACCGCCGCCGGCCAATTTGAAACCTGGGCGATCGACGCCAACAGCCGCGCCCAGGCTGCCAAGATCGCCGAGCGCGAGGGCTGCCAGGTGCGCTCGGTCAACATGGTCGGATGACCCCACCCACATCGCTCTCAACGCCGGGCGCCGCAAGGCTACCCGGCTCGAGGCCGTAGAAGGGGGAACCACCGATGACCAAGACCAAGCAAGCTATCGCCTACATCCGCGTCTCGACCCAAAAGCAGGGCCGCTCGGGCCTCGGCCTGGAAGCGCAGCAGGAAGCCATCGCCCGGTTTGCCGCGGCCGAGGGCTTCCACATCATCTACACCTACCAGGACGTCGAAACCGGCAAGGGTGCCGATGCCCTGGACAAGCGCCCTGGCCTGAACACCGCGCTGACCGCCGGCCGCGCCAATGGCTGCCCGGTGATCGTCGCCAAGCTTGACCGGCTGTCGCGTGACGTCGCCTTCATCGCCGGCCTGATGGCGCAGCGGGTGCCGTTCATCGTCACCGAGCTCGGCGCCAATGCCGATCCGTTCATGCTGCACATTTACGCCGCGCTCGCCGAGCAGGAGCGGCGGATGATTTCTCAGCGCACCAAGGTCGCGCTCAAGGCCGCAAGGGCGCGTGGCATCAAGCTTGGCAGCCCGACAGGCCCAGCCATCCACCGCGCGCGCGCCAGCGCCTTCGCCGAGAGCCTCCGCGCCAGCGTGGCGCCGATGATCAAGGCCGGCTTCTCGACGCGCCGCATCGCCGCCACGCTGAATGCCCGCGGCATCAAGACGTCAACCGACGGAACCTGGTCGTCCATGACCGTGGTGCGCCTGATCGATCGCCTGCAAGGCGGTGCGCAATGATCCGCCGCCCCGCCCTGATCCTGCTCGCCCTGGTTGGCTGCGGCTTCATCGACTTCCCCGATCGGCCGCTGCATCCCTCGATCGAGGACCGCCGCACCAAGGATGACAGCCTGTGGGCGCCGCTGCCGCCTTTGCCGGTGCGGACCTTCGACAGAACGCCGGTGCCGTATGTCGGCGACATCGCGCGGCTGCCGTCGGTGCCAGCCACCCACCGCGGCATCGGCCTGCGCCATGGTGATCGGCCCTACTTTGACCGCTTCATCCCGTCGGCCTCGGAAGACGACCCGTTCGACGTCGCGTGCGAAACGCGGCGGGATCCGGAACAGCCCGAAGGCTCGCCGCCGGCGCTGTTCCAATATTATCGCCACTGCAAACCAAGGAGCTGACCATGGTCGACATCCTCTTCGCTGCCGCCATCCTGTGCGCCATCGGCCTGCTGTGCGCCGCCATGCTCGGCGACTTCAGCAGGTAGGTTTCACGGGAAACAAAACGGCCGGCATGGATGCGCTCCTGCCGGCCGTTCTGCGTTGTGTGCCCACTATCAAGCCGAAGAGGTCAGGACCGAAAGAGCTGCCTTCACGCCACCCTGACAAAAGGGGGCTAAAGCAGGGTAGCAGCAGTCTATCGGTCCCGGGACCGAAAATGGTTCCGATCGTCCCACGCTGTCAAGGGCAGCCACAGCACCGAAATCGAAAATAGTTGCCGGCTCATTGCCTCAAGGTTTTCCAGGCGTTGGTCAGCTTCACCAGGTCTTCGTCGCGATCGAGAGAGCGTTGTTCCTTTTTTGTCGGTTTGCGCAGACCGCCGCGCGCATCGCGGTCGAAGACGCAGAACCGGCCGCAGCTGATACACAACGTGGCATCGCCGTCGTCGGGGAAGTCCGTATCGCTGCGCGCCGCGCTCACGGCATCATGGTGGTAGTTGCAGAACGGACAGATGCTGTCGAAGTCCTCGGCCATCGCTTTCCCCCTTTTGGTCGTTCAGTGCGAGGTCGCGCGCGCCAGCTCGATCGAGCACAGCCAGCAGATCTTGGTCGGCGCTGCCGGCAAGTCAGGCCGGAACTGGATCGCGTGGTTGCAGTGCGCGCAGGCGCCGAGCGCGTTGTCGGGCAGGATCAGCTGCTCCGGTGCGGTGTAACGCATGCAGACGACAAAGTCGGCTTCGCCTGGCTCGGTGGTGATCTTAGCGCGTGCCATGGTGCTGCTTCTCGACCTCGATCGCGTCTGCCGCAAAGTTCGGATGGATGCGGATCTGCCTGGCAAAATTGTTCAGTGCGATCTCGATAGCGTCATGATGCGATCGGCCGTCCTTCTGTTCAAGCAGAGCGGTCGCGCCGGCCAGGATGTCGACCGACACCGCAATCAGGATGGCGGCACTCTCGTCGTCGTCCTCGATCAGCTGCAGCACGCGCCGCAGCTGCTGGCGGCAGCGGTCGATCGCGAGGTTGCCAAGGTCGGTCAGTTCAGCGTTGGTCATCGAGCTTCTCCTTCTGGGCTGCGATTGCATCCCAATAGCCGCTGAAGATCTCGAGCGCCTTCTCTTTGCTGCAGCCGGCCTTGATCAGCGACAGCGCCAGCACGCCGGTGAGCGCGCCGGCGCCGGCCGGCCCCGAGACGTTATGTTGCTCCAGCAGCTCGAGGATGCCGCGCATCACCGCCTGCGGATCCGCTCGGTTTTTATGGTGCTCTCGACCGTGATGGCTCGCTCCACTCGCTTGGTGCTCTCTCTGAAGTTGGCTCGCTCTATTGCTCTGGTGCTCTCCCATGGATGGGCTCGCTGGCGGTGGCGGCTGGCTCGGGTCGATCTGGCGGCGGATGTGCATGGTGTCGCTCTCTCTTGATGGTGCTCTCTCAGACGTTGGCTCGCTCATTTTATTTGGTGCGCTCACGTCGCTCGGCTCGCTCTTGGCAAATGGTGCTCTCTACCGTTTAGGCTCGCTCGATCTGATTGGTGCTCTCGTGGACCGTGGCTCGCTCCCCGTAAATGTTGCGGTCAGGTTGTGTCGGCTCGCTCGCTTTTGGTGGTGCGCTCGCATACTAATGGCTCGCTCAGTTTTTGTGGTGCTCTCAGCTGAAATGGCTCGCTCTACCTTACTGGTGCTCTCGATAGCTTTGGCTCAATGCCAGCCCTTCTTCTGCAGCGCCTTCTCCAGTCCCTTCACCTGGTCGACGTTCGGCACGTCGATGAAGTGCGTGTGCTCGCGGTGCGCGATCGCATACGGCGCGGCCGGCAGCTCGCCATGCTCGAGGAACCACCACACGCAATGCAGATGCGACAGGAACAGTTTTACCGCATAACGCCTGGCACGGGCATCGATCTGCGCCGGCGGCAGCTTGCCACCCGACAGGTGCTTGAAGGCGTCGGTGGATTTGGACCAGTTTTTCTCGGTGAGGATCTCGGCCGCGCGCGCGGCGTATTCGCCGCTGTCGTTGCGGCCGACATACTTTGCCTTGTGCTCGCGGTACACCGCACCGTAGATGCACTTCTCGTCGCCGGAAAACTTCATGAAGGACTGCCCGATCTTCCAGCACAGCACCTTGAGCTGGCCGTTGAACGGCCGCTTCTGACCCTTGCTCCACACCAGCGTCGGGTCGAGGCCGGCAAAGCGCCAGATGTGGCCCACGGTGGGCGCCTTCTTGATGTCGATGTGCGCCATCAGGCCGGCGGCGATCACCGGTCCAATGCCGTGAATGCTCTTCAGCCAGGGCCCAACGGGCTGGTGGTCGGAGTAGGCATCGAGCGCGCGCTTGATCTGGCCCTCGACAGTTTCGGATTGCTCGGCCAGCCAGCCGATCACCACATGCGGTTCTTTCTCCATGGCGCGGACCTGGTTGTGGGCGCGCTTGCGGTCGTCCTGCATCAGGTAGTAGGCGTCGACCA